ATTGATCCTCAAGTACACAAACTACCATTAGACAACGAAGATTTTTTTCCTGCAGTAGATTACAATTATCTACCAGTAAAAAATAAAGTAGTAAGGGTTAATCATCATTATGCTCATGCATTAAGTTGTTTTCCTGTCACTACAAAAACTCCTAAAGTAGATATAGTAATAGATGGTTATGGTGATGATAATATATCTTGGACCGTTTTTAAAGATAGAAAATTAATTAAAAAAGGACTGTTAAGTGAAGTTGGTTCAATAGGTAAAGCTATGAATAACGCTGGTGTATATCTTGGCGTACAATCTGAACATGATATTGACTATGCTGGTAAGGTTATGGGTTTACAATCATATGGAAATATTAATAATAATTTTCTAAAACATTTAGAACAATTTGATATGAATAGTATTAATAGAATATTTGATATTATGGAATGGTATAATTTTCATGGCGATCATTTAATTGGTAATTTAAAACCACTAGATTGGATAACAACTGTTCATCAGAGAATAAATGATTTACTTGTTTCTTTCTTTAGTGAATATGCTAATGATGATGATGTGATCTCATATTCAGGAGGAGTTGCTCAAAATGTTATATGGAATACTTCATTAAAAAATAAATTCAAAAATTTGGTAATCCCACCACATTGTGCTGATGAGGGATTGAGTTTAGGTGCAATAGAATATTTAAGAACAAAGAACAAGTTAAAACCATTTAAATTAAATAATTTTCCATATTGCCAAACAGATGAAAGACCAGATGGATTTATAGAAGACTCTGTTATAGAAAAGGTTGCTAAATATTTAAAAGAAGGTAAGATTGTTGCTTGGTATCAAGGTAATGGTGAGATTGGTCCAAGAGCTTTAGGACATAGATCAATATTAATGAATCCTACTATACCAGATGCTAAGTTAAAAGTCAACAAAATAAAAAAACGAGAAGTGTATAGACCATTTGGTTGTTCTATATTGGAAGAACATCAAAAAGAATATTTTGATACAGATATTCATAATCCACATATGTTGTATGTTGGAAATGTAGATGACCATAAATTTAAATCAATAACTCATATAGATGGTACTTGTAGATTTCAAAGTGTAATACCAGCAGATGGACCATTTTACAAGTTATTAAAAAGTTTTTATAACATAACTAATTGTCCTGTTTTATTAAACACAAGTTTTAATATAAATGGTAGACCTATTTTAGGTGATATTCTTAATACAAAAATATTTTATGAAAATTCAGATATAGATATTTTAGTTATTGGCAATAAAATTCATACTAAATAGTTAAAGGACTAAGTATGAAAAAAATATTAATAAGTATAATTTTTGGTTTGTTTGCGTTATCCGCATTGGCAGACCATGATACAACACCAGGTGGAGTATATTTCCAAAATGTACCTGCACTGTGTGGTACACCTGAAAAGATACAGGCATACATTGACCATGAGGGTATGGTGCCATTTTATCTTTCATTAGGAAGAGAAGGAATGACGCCAGAAGGTGAAGCAGTCTATATGATGACTATTATGGTCAATCCTGAAATGACAGAAACAATGTCAATAATTGATGTACCTAGTGGAACAGAAAGATGTATATTATATCATACATTTGACCTAACGAAGGTTGACAAAAGCGAATAAGTGTGATATATTATAATGAGTTGCAACAATGTTGGTGAAAGCTAGCGTGAGTAGCCAATGTTAAATTATTAAAGGAGTTATAATGACCTATAGTGAAGACAAAGTACAAAGAGAAAAAGAAAGAGCACAAGACGCCAGCATGGAGAATGAAGCAAGTCCTCCTACACCAATGGTGCAGATTTCATTAAAAGAATACGACAAATTAAAAGCAAAACAGCATTACATCACAGATAAATCTATGATTGATATTATAGATAACCTAGAAAGACTTGTAAGAGCCTTGAGAAAACATATAGTAAGATCGGACTTTAACGATTAATATGGAATATTTTGATAATTTTTTTGATAAGGTCTTTATAGATACTTTAGCACATAAGTTAATGTCATCAAAGTGGAGTGCTGATAATACAGCTAATAGAAACTCATGGCCTTACAATAAGATGGGAAGTCACAAGTTTTTAGGACAAACTTTTTTTACTAGAAAGAGTGAAGATTGGATAGAATATACTAAAGACCTTGATTTAGCTAAAACATTAGTAGACCAATGGGGTTATATCAAACAACGACTGAATGCACAACATTTACGATTAAGAGAGTGTACAGGTAATTTACAATTCTATAAACAAGATGGACAAAATCATGTAGATGGTGGTAAAGGAGAAGTTGCTTGCATTCTTATGTTGGCAGATGAATATATTGATGGTAATATTGGTGGTGAGTTTTATAACGAAACTCAAAAAGTCACAGTTCCATTTAAACAAGGAAGACTTATAGTATTTGATGCAAGTGATCTACATAGAGGTACATCATTTACTAAAGAAAATATGGCTAGATTATCTATCAAGTGGGTCGGCACACCCTTGACAGATAGACAAAATTATGATACAATTAAAACTTAAAGGAATCAAATGAATAGTAAAGAATTTAGTTTAAAGATAGAGGCCGTTGTTAAAGAAAAGAAAATAACATATATGGATGCAGTCATTAATTACTGTGAAGAAAATGATATAGACATATCAACAGTATCGCCTTTAGTGAACAAATCACTAAAAGAAAAAATACAAGATGAGGCACAAAGATTACGCCTTTTAAATTTACCACAACCAGGAAGATTACCAGTGTGATGATTCAAGTATTAGATGATTTTTTACCAAGTAATGAAATAGAAAGTATTTACTACGCACACCATAATCAAATGAATTTTAATTTGAACATAGCAACAATTAATAGAAAAGCAGATGATATTTTTATAGACGAGTTAACTAGAGATAGTTTTCAATTTTGTTCAACGCATTATGATAGTAAAGATAATACAAGCTCTAGGTATCTACCAGACTTATTAAAGATATTAGAATACGCTAAAGTAAAATATGAATCTATACATAGAATTAAATCTAATATTACAACTAAGCTGATAGGGTATAAAGATAATTTTCATCAACCAGCACATACGGATTATGGAACAGATAATTATTTTAGTTTTATATATTATGTAAATAATTCAGACGGTAATACATATTTTTTTAATAAAGATAATGAGATTATTGAATCTGTAGAACCAAGAGAGGGAAGAGCAGTAATGTTTGATAGCAATATATCTCATGCTGGATCTAATCCTATACATAGTAGTTTACGAATGGTTGTAAACTATGTGTTAGAAAAAAAATTACAATAATGTATGGAGGTTTTGATGTTTATAAAGTTTACCTTGGTGTTAAGCTACATTTTACATCAAAGACTTATGACTATATTAAATATGGTGGTAAAGTCAATGCGACACTCAGTAGTTTTACTAAAAGAAAGGATAGATACTTTTTTCACAAATTAAGTACAAAATATGGACAAGATAATATACTTGATTTCTTTGTTGCTAACTTTCTTGCAGATCGCAAGAGATGGATTGGTAATCTGTTGGAAAATGATGGTAAAGATGTTTATTTGGATTATAAAAAAAGGAAAGAAGCATTTGCCTATCATTTTAGAAGCGATTGCGTACTTCTTAATGATGACATTTATGATAAGCGTATTTCTTTTGATAACGCTTTTAGAAGTCCTAAAGGTCAGCATCCTAGAGTGCTACAACTTCTTATTCAAAGAAAAATTGGGTATCAGACTGCAGTCGTCTTGGAACACTTTTTGTCGTTTATCAAAAATTGGAATGTGGAGATTAAAGAAACTTTTATCTGGCCTGAAATCGCATCTACGATTACCAGATTGAAACCATTTATTAGCTATAATGCAACAGAATGTAAACTTATTATGAAAGATGTATTTGTAAATGAAACCAAATAGTATTATTCCACTATTCAGTATACCTTTGTATCATACTCAAACAGAGTATATTATGGATACAAAAGAGTTTAATAGACTATCTAATATAGAATGGTTTGAACCTGGTCCAGATTATAATAATATATCAGTAGTATCTAATTCACAATCTTTTTTCAAAGACTATGACTTTAAAGAGTTAGAAAACATTATAGAAAACCATAAGAATTTTTATGTAGATGAAGTGTTAGGTATGAAGAACAACTTTACTATGACACAGAGTTGGGTAGCAAGAACTAAAAAAGGTTCATCTCACCCAGCACACGACCATAAAAATTGTATCTTTAGTGTTGTATATTATGCTAGATGTGATAGTGGCGATTTAGTTATTACAACAAAAGATAACTTCATAGGACAAAAATGGAATTTAGATTTTAATTACAAATTTACAAGAAACTTATTTAATAGTACAAGTTATACCTGTAAAGTGAAAACCGGTGATATAGTTATTTTACCAGGACATATTGAACATTTTACAACATCAAATGAAAGTGATTTTGAAAGATACATAGTAGGTGCTAATTATTTTGTATCAGGTTTATTAGGTAAAGAAAAAAAAGTCACAAAAATGGATATTAAGATAAATGAGTGAAACAAATAAATTAACAGAAGAACAAGTAAGAGAAGAATATAGAAATCATAGAAAAGATAAAGTCTTTGCGTCTTGTTGGCCTGCTAATAATGATAGTTTTTATGAGTGGTGTTCTCAATACTATGATTATAAACATATAACTAAAAATAAAAAATGAT